ACGCCCTCTCCACGCTCCAGGCCGAAAACGAGAAGCTGTGGACCGGGCTAAAAAGTAATGTGGACTTAGTATTTCGACAGGCGAAAGAACTTGATAGGAGGCACTTGCTATTACAAGAGCAAGAGGCCGAGATGGAGCAGATGAAGCGGGAGAGGGATGCGGCGGTCAGTGATCTGACATTTGTGGTGAATCAATATCGGCTGGAGACAACAGGAATAGACCTTTGCGGACTTTGTGAGTATGATTTGCCACCAGTAGGGGAAAATGGACAAACCGCAGAATGCCCCGGATTTTATGTGAACGATTGCTTTAAGTGGCGCGGCCCGGAGGAGGGGTGAGCATGGGAAAGAAACCAAATTTGGTAGGACAAAAATTCGGGAGGCTAACAGTTACTGAATTATATGGAACGGCAAAAGGGCACAAGCAACGGTGGAAATGTGTTTGCGATTGTGGCGGCGAGGCAGTTGTGACAACGAACAACCTCACGAGTGGGCAAGTGAAAAGTTGCGGTTGCTACCAAAAAGAGGTCCGGTCTAAAACGAAATACAAGCACGGAATGAGCCATAGCCGAATTTATAGAATTTGGAGCAATATGAAGGCAAGGTGCGAAACAGAAACCAATAAGGCGTATGAACTATATGGTGGCCGTGGGATAAGCGTCTGCGCAGAATGGGAGGAGTTTATCCCGTTTAGGGATTGGGCTTTATCTAATGGCTATCAGGATAATCTAACGCTTGATAGGATAAATAACGACGGGAATTATGAGCCGGAAAATTGTCGTTGGGCGACACCAAAAGAGCAAGGAAACAATACCAGGTGTTGCCACTATATCACTTATAACGGAGAGACAAAAACCGTTCGTGGCTGGGAAGAAGCACTTGGGTATAGTCGCGGGATAATTTATAGTAGGCTAAAATCTGGATGGAGTGTCGAACGGGCAATCGAAGAAAAGCCCCATCAAAGAAAGGCGGGATAAGATGGATTTTTGCGGGATTTCGGAGACGAGACTCCGTGAACTGGCCCAGGCGGACAGGATGATCGGGAAAGAAGTTTGGGCGCAAGCAAAATACTTAAACATTTTCCAGACAAAGCCAAGCCTCATTCAAAGAACGACAATTCAGTATGTTTCTCTGTTAAAAGGTGGAGACATCCTGTGCCATACTCAAACCTGTGCTTTCCCATTGAATGAAATTGGCAAAACCGTGTTCCTCGCCCGCGAGGAAGCCGCACTACGGAGGGAGCAGGATGGCTGATATTCTGACGATCATAGCTGCTGTGGAGTGGATGGCGCTTGGCCTGCTTGTCCTGTGGAAGCTCAAGGGGTGGAATCGAAAGATGGAAGAGTTATACGAAGACATGAAGAAACAGTGGGAGGCGGAGGAATGAAGGAGTACATCGAGAAGGCGGCTGTTGAGAATATGCTTGAAACCGCTCAACTGATTTCTGACGGAGAATACTGTGGATACTGTACGGAAGATGTGAGCCTGAATAGTATCCCCGCCGCCGAAGTTGCGGAGGTGAGGCACGGGAGATGGATTGTCCACTTTGACCATTTCGCTCCATACCAAAAATGCAGTGTTTGCGGGTTTGAAATTCCACTTGTAGCGACAGAAAATGAAGCGGAAATGTGCTTTTACAAGCATTGCCCAGAATGTACTGCTCGCATGGACGAGGAGGACGAGCATGACTAAGTGTTGCGCCACCTGCCGCTGGTACGCCGAATTTGAGGGCGTGTGCTGTAACGGAGACAGCGAGTGGCGAGGAGATTTTAGGGATGATGATGATGATGGGTGCGAGAAATGGGAAGGAGGGGAGAAACAAGTATGAAGTTTCGGAACCCTGAGACGGGGGAAGTGGTGACAGACGAGCAAGCACACGGGCAATTTTGTAGGGGTAGAAATTGCTGTGAATGTCCGATGAACCAAACCCAAGAAAATTGCATTGGGTTTAGAAGGTCCCGCCCCCACGAAGCCGCCCGCCTGATGGGCTACGAGGTGGTGGAGGATGATATGCCGGAGGCGGCAAAACATAAGGAAACCAACGCCATAGAAGGTATGTGCTGCGACTGTGCTCACGGAGGCCCCTGTTGCTTCTGGTACGAGAACGAGGATTGCCAACACAAGAAAGAGGACGGCACTTGCTGGGTGCCATACACAAAGTGGGAGGCCCATTTAAACGAAGCCATCGAAAAGTACCTGAAAATCATCGGATCCATCCACGACGGGGAGGGCGGACAATGAAATGCGAGAAATGCGGAAAGGAAATCGGGCATCTGTTGGTTGATACTTTCCTCTATGATGGGAGCGACACTGATATTGAGCAGCCGGTTATTGAGTGCGAGAAAAATGCCGCTTACATTGAAACCACGCAAAACTGGACCGGATATGATCTGTCAGAGGAAGAAATGCTCGAAACGATAACCTGCCCACACTGCAAACAGTTCCCATTCAAGAGCAAAGAGATACAGGTCTATGATGTGGTGCGGGTGGTCTGCTTCAAGACGGAGGAGGGCGGACAGCATGAGGAGAAGCAGAAATGAAACCATCTGAAAAAATGTACACAGCCGAGGAAATGGACCGCGTAATAAAAATCAATATGCGTCTGCTTGAAAAATTCAGGGAACCGCTTCTTAAAGAATATGGGGCATCTGTTTCAGACGCTATCAAGATGATGGACGTACTGTATCAAGAGCAAAACAGCAAAATGCCAGCCATGTGGTACGAATATGGATTTGGGTGGGACGGGGGCGGACAGCATGTGTGAATGGATTAGCGTCAAGGAGAGGTTGCCGGAGGAAAAGCAGAGAGTTATCGTGCGTTGTGAGCGCATTGGAACATCTGTAGGTTGGATTTTGTGGGGTGAATGGATGACGGATATTGGGCCCAGTGCGGGTAAAATCACCCACTGGATGCCTCTCCCCGACCCGCCGAAGGAGGGATAGCCCTTGAACGAGTTCCCGGAGAGGATTGACACTCCCCATGACTGAAGCAAGGGGGACCCGCCGCCCAAATCTCGATGATAGAAGGGATGGAACCATGCATAGAGCGGTTTTTTGTAAATCGTGTGGGAATATGATAGCCACCACGGATGGAAACGAAATCAAAATTCAGCACCGTGGAAGAACCATTCGGGTGCATGGCTCTGCTTCTATCACATGTGAAAATTGCAAGGAGGATACATACATTGACACGAAATGTGTACGCAGACTATGCGGCGACAACGCCACTATGCCTGCCTGCGAGACGGGCGATGCACGATGCGTTTGATATATATGGAAACCCGTCATCACTACATTATGCTGGTGCTGAGGCCCGAAAATTGGTAGAAAAGGCCAGATCCAAGGTCGCCAAGGCCATCAACGCCGAGCCGGACGAGATTTACTTCACCTCTGGGGCAACGGAGGCAAATATTTGGGTGCTTTCAGCATTTAGTACAGTAAAAAGCAATGTAGAGCACAGTTCGATGGAATATGGACGGCGTGGTGGAATTGTCGGACTCGAAAGTGACCATCTAGGAATGGTCCCATCCAAACCTGTTATAGACCTGAAATTCATTGATACCATGTCGGTTCTGTGGGTCAACAACGAGATCGGAACAGTACAAGACATGAAATCGCTTGCGTCATGGGCGACCAATTCCGCTGATAAGCTATTCCATACCGATGCCACCCAGGCCGTCGGGCATATCTCGGTTGATGTGAGAGAGACGGGGGTAGACCTGCTCTCTATGTCAGCTCACAAGTTCGGTGGCCCGAAGGGCATAGGAGCCTTGTTCGTGCGCAGGGGTGTAGACATACTCCCTATGCTCCACGGGGGACACCAAGAGGCGGGAAAACGGGCAGGGACAGAAAATGTAATTGGTATCGCTGGAATGGGTGCGGCAATTGAGTGGGCAACCAATAATCTGGACAAGAGCGTGCCCTATCTCACTAAACTACGTGACATTCTGATTGACGGCATCCTCTCTATTCCAGGTACGGAACTGACTGGACACCCCACACAGCGTTCTCCGTCCATCGCCTCTTTTGTGTTCAGCGACATTGATGGACAACCGCTGGTGTTGGCACTGGATAAACGAGGCGTATATGCATCCTCTGGTTCCGCATGTTCTGAGGGCCAGGTCAGTACATCTCATGTACTTAAAGCGATGGGATACACTGAGGAAACCGGGCGCGGCTCCCTGCGGCTGTCCATCGGGTGGGATACCACCGAGGCCGATGTGCGGTACATTATCCGGGCGGTTAAGGAGAGTGTGGAGGAGTTGAGAAATTGAAAAAGAACCTACGACGTCTATCCGTACTGGTCTCCGCACAAACCGCCTGGAACCTGAGCAAGCTGGCCGAGATATGTGGCTACGGGAACAACGTGGGGAAGGTCGTGGACAAGCTGGTGAGGGAGAAGATGATAGCATTGAAGGGGGCCGGATATGGTAACAACAGGGACAATTTTTGACATCATCCGCCAGAAGATGAACGAAGGTGTATATGACTTCACCAAGGACGGACAATGCTCCAACTGCGGTTCCTGCTGTTCCCGCTTCCTGCCGGTGTCCGGTAAAGAGATAAAGGTCATCCGGCGGTATGTACGAAAGAAGAAAATCCGGGAACAGTGGCACCTGTACCCAACTGCCTTTCCGCAGGATGATTGGACTTGCCCGTTTCGGTCAGAGGCAGAGCGCAAGTGCATGATCTACGAGGTTCGCCCTGCAATCTGTCGGGACTTCCAGTGCGACAAGCCCAAAAAGAAAATTGAGGCAGACAAGAGCTTCTACCACGGGCGGTATGCCGTGGTAGACATGAGAGAGGAGTTTTTCGGAGATGGAGATTAAGTTTAAGAGCGTTGGCACAGGTCAAATCAAGCCCATGCCCAATGGCGACTGGTGTGACCTTTGCGCCGCCGAGCGCGTGGAAATGAAAACCGGGGAGTTCAAGATTATCTCCCTAGGCGTGGCGATGCAGTTGCCAGAGGGATACGAGGCCCATGTGCTTCCCCGTAGCTCCACGTTCAAGAAGTGGGGGATTTTGATGGTGAACTCCATGGGCATCATCGACAATAGCTATTGCGGTGATAACGATATCTGGGGCTTCCCTGCCCTGTCAATGCGGGACACGGTTATCGAGGCCGGGGACAGAATTGCGCAGTTCCGTATCGTCAAGAAGATGCCGCCAGTTCAGTTCCAGTTGGTGGACAAGCTGGGGAACGAGGACAGAGGCGGTTTTGGTTCGTCGGGGGTGCGGTGATGCGGCCTGACGGTGTGTGGGGGGACTAACGTGGCGGAGAATTACAAGCACCTCTACCAGCAGACCAAGTATATGCTGGAAAAGTACCAGGACAAAATTGTGCCGGGGTTCCAAGGGCGTTTGAAAGCGGCTGAATCCGCACTAAATGTCGTTGCCCGTGGTGGATGTTGCCGAGTATGCGAGTTGGAGTGTGCAGACAAGGGTCGCACGGCGGCGTGTTCGTCGTTTCGGTGGAATGGGAGGGGGGCTGATGGCGAGGCGCAACCGTAACGCATACGCCGCAAAGTGGTCGAAAGAATTGAGAAAAGGTGAGGCGTAATGAGCAGTAATTCAGGAAAGAATAGGTACGTCAGATCAAAGGGCGTCTGGGGCCCGCGGGGAGAATACTTTGATTGGTGCAGGCTTCGGGAAGATGGAACCATGGAATTTGGGAGCGAAGATGGAAACTATGCTGGAGGTACAACATTGAGCGCAGACTTCTATCCTAGTTGCCCAAGTGGCCTATATCCTTCAGACTCAGGAGATAGGGGATATTGGCACCATGCTAAAAAAGTATTGGAATCTATTCAAAAAGCAAAACCAGATTTCTTTGAGAGAATTATGGAAATGCTAAAGGAAAACGGAGTGCAAATCCCAGAATAACAAAAACGCCCCCGCTTGGCCGTGATGGTCAGGCGGGGGATTCGTCTTTCTTACGAGATTGAAGCGTGTCCCACTCCTTCTGGCGTTCCAAGATATTTGCCGCCGTCCCCCTACCATATAGATACGGATTTAAAAAGTACCTCCCGCGTCCCATGCGGATCAAGTACCCGTTCTCCATCAGATATTTCAACCCGCGCTTCATTGATGCCTCACCGAGGCCGTATGTTTCTCCTATGGAACTCAACGCATCAGATCCAAGAGAGATATAGGGATCGCTATTGGCATAGGGGAGGCGGGCTGCCAAGGCACTCAAAAGAGTCCTTGTTGAGTGTGGTATTTGCTGCCGGAGCAACGGATTCTGCGCGAACTCTTTCACATATCGCGCACCAGGCTTTACGCTATACATTAGTTTCTTCACCTGGTTCGTCACTTCTCCGGTCTGCTGATCCACGATAATATACTCTTTTTGAACCTTGACCGTTTCTTTTAGTGCCCTGTCGCTCAATAGCCCCTCACCTCCTATGTGCATATATACATTCTGTTATTACCCATAGAAAAGTATCAAAATGATACCTATTAAGTATCAAATTGATACTAATAAGGTATCAAAATGATACTTAACTCAAATGGACTGTAATCATTGTGCCACAATGGATTGAACCCGATTTTTGGGCAGCAGCCGCCTCTTTTATTTTCTATTATAGCATGGTAGTGTCTGGGAGCGCAAGTTGAAGCGCATTACTGAGCCGAGTCATTCTCAATCATAGTACATCTGGCGGTGACAGAAGGCTGATGATGGGGTGGAGGGGGATTGAAGAGGGGGCGGAGTCAGGCGGTACAGAGTTGTCCGAAGGCTGGGAGAGGCGGGGTAAATGAGAGAGGGGGGGTACTGCATAGTAAAATCGTAAATCCAAATTATGGAAATGACTTGGAAACTTACCCCCCGTGATTGCTATAAATGATACAGAACTTGCAAATAGAAGATGAAAACTTAAACATTCTTTCTAAGAATGTTTAAGTTGTGACCTATTTTTGCAAGATTACCCATCAAAAAATGAGTTACGATCTTGCGTAGCTCGTCAATTTGACGAAACATAGGGAAAAATCTTTGTTTCAGGTGGATAGGAGCATGGCCCACGCAACATCTAACCTGAGCGGCCCAAGCGTGTAGACTTCGGTTTTCTCCCTCACGCGGGCTTGCGGCTAGTCGATAGACCGGGTAATACAGCGCGTAGCGATTCTGAGATGTTGCAATTACAACGATAAGGGAAGTTGAAGGATATGGAGGCAAACCGCGCCATCTTCCGGGCAGCGGTGGAGCTGTCCCGGTTGAATGAGACAGTAGACCCGGTAACCATCCGCTCGAAGGCTGGGGAAGCTGCAAGTCAAGAATGCATGTTAGACCTGATGCAGATGACGCAGACCGCCGCCAACGCGGGTATTTATGCCCAGGAGACCCGCAGGGCGTCCATGCGCCGGGGCTAAAAATAATTAGAGAGTCCATTTCCGCCCGCTCGGATCAGTCTGACGAGCCCAGGAGCGTCATAGCGGACGCACATCGGGAATTTGAAGAAATCAAGTCTCCTGGATACAGCCCGGGAGTTGGCCTCCTCTATGGAGGTTCTAGGGGTGTTTTACGAGTACAGGGGTGGAGTTGGGCAGGGCGGCGCACAAGCGGCGGGAAGCTGGCTGGGAGTATAAGGAGACATATCTGCCAACGTTGGATGATCAGGAGGGCGCAAAAAGCCCGCCCCGGTAACCCAGGGCAGGCGGTGATGATATTGTTAGATGCCCCAGCCCTCGGACAGGATCGGGAGCGGGATAAA